TTGAGACGCAAATTATTAAAAACGGCCAATGATTTAAATAAATTGATTTTGCATAGTGATGAAAAAGTGAAAGCAGAATTTCATACTTATGATAATGGAGAAGTTGGTATTACCTTTTGGCACTATTCTCAAAAATATGAAAGTAATTGTAATCATCTGAATTTCTACGAATTTTTCACAGATGAAGAATTACAACAAAAATTTGAACTAGCAAAAGAAGTCATTGCAGGGGAGTGTTTGATTGATGAAAGAAACAGTGACATATCTAATTAAACTGAAAGACGCTCCTTTCGACCTGTATATCACTAATAAACCTAACAACGAAGAAGATACTTCTTATTCAAGAGATAGACGGAGAGCAAGAGAATTTGCAGGACTAGAAGATGTGAGTATCGACATGACTAAGCACAGAGCAATTAAAAAGAAAGTAACAGAAACAACTGAATATGAGGAGGTTGAGTATGACTGAACAACTTAATTTATATCAAAAAATAGCAGATGTTAAGGCAAATATTGATGGCTTTACCAAAGACACTAAAGGTTACAACTATTCATATGTGAGCGGATCGCAAGTACTTCACAGAATCAGAAACAAAATGATTGAACACAACTTGTTATTGGTGCCTTACACAGAGCATGAAGAAGTCACTGAAACTAAAAATGCAAAAGGTAAGCCGGAACACATCGTTAAATTAAAACTCACATATAAATGGATTAACGCAGATAACCCTCAAGAAGTGTTGGAGGTTCCTTTCTTTGCAGTAGGACAACAAGACGACGTATCTAAAGCGCACGGAACAGCACTCACATACGCAGAGCGTTATTTCTTAATGAAATTCTTCAATATTCCGACTGACGAAGATGACGCAGACGCAAAACAAAAGCAAGAAAAGTACAACAAAGTAAGTAGTCAAACAGTCGGCGTTCTAAAAGAAGAAATACTTAAATTTGTCGACTTGATGAAATCGTTAGGAAAAGAAGTATCTCAACAACAAGCAGAACAAACTTTTGGCATACAAAACTATTCGTCAATGTCAGAACAACAAGCAATCAATACAATCAACAAAATTCAAACAATGGCTAAAAAATATACGGAGGCGAAATAATGACTAACTTAACAATTTTGACAGGACGTATCACTAAAGATTTAGAACTTAAACAAGCGGGACAAACACAAGTAACTAACTTCTCTATGGCAGTGGACAATCCATTCAAAAAAGATGACACATCATTCTTTGACATCGTAGCGTTTGGCAAAACTGCCCAACTATTAAACGACTATTGCGGTAAGGGAAGCAAAGTTTTAATCGAAGGCAACTTGAAGCAAGACCGTTTCCAAGATAAAGAAGGTAACAATCGTTCAGTAGTACGAGTAATTGCTAACAGAATTGAATTTTTAGATAGCAAAGGTAGTAATCAACAAAATAGTCAATCTCAACAACAAAGAGGACAAGCACCAGCAGGCAATAACCCGTTTTCTAACGGCACAGACATAGATAATTCAGAATTACCGTTCTGATTGGACTGATTAGATGGTAGTAATAAAAAACTACATTACAGAAGATGACGGTACAACGACTGTAGTCATCAAAGGAATAGAACTAGATAACAAAACATCATTACTTTTAGACAACGGTTACGAAGTAGAAGTAGATGTAAGAGTTGTAGATCCATTCAAGATTACAGATAAGCAACGCAGAAAGATATTTGCGCTCTGCAACGACATAGAAGCATATACAGGACAACCCCGTGATTATATGAGGTATTTGTTCATGGATTACGTAGAAGTCCTCTACGGCTATGAAAAACGCCTCTCATTGAGCGACTGCACTAGAGAACAAGCAAGTCAAATTATAGAGGTCATCATCGACTGGGTGTTTCATAACAATATCCCACTCAACTATAAAACAAGCGACTTACTAAAAAATGACAAAGCGTTTCTTTACTGGTCAACAGTCAATCGTAACTGTGTTATCTGTGGTAAACGTGGAGAACTGGCACATCATAAAGCAATTGGTAGAGGCGCTAATCGTAAGAAAATGGATCATTACGGTTTTGAAGTGCTGTGTCTATGTAGAGAACATCATCAATCACAACACAACATGGGTGTAGAAACCTTCGATAAGTTACATCATCTTGAAAATTCGTGGCTTTCAGTAGACGAACGCCTAAATAGAATGTTGAAAGGAGTTAAATAATGGCAGTTTTTAGAGTTTACAAAGAAACTGGGAACTTCGTAACTGTACACAAAAATTTTATTCATGACGATAACCTAAGCTGGAAAGCTAAAGGAATATTACTTTACTTATTAAGCCGACCTGATGACTGGCAAATATACGAATCAGAATTAGTTAGACATTCAACCGACGGACTTAGTGGTCTTAAAACCGGCATAAAAGAATTAGAGAAAGTTGGTTATATTCAACGAACTAGAAAACGTGATGATAAAGGTAGGTTGAAAGAATATGAATATGCTGTCTATGAAAAACCTAACCACATTCGATTTTCCAACGTAGGAAAAACCTATATAGGAAAAACCTACGTAGGAGAATTGCACACTACTAATAATAATAGTACTAATAATGATTTAACTAATAATAAAAACACTAATAATGTGACAGACGAGACATCAAAATCATTTCAATATATTAGTAATAACTTAGAAATTATACAAAGTCCATTAAAAGCACAACAACTAGAAGAAACTATAAAGGATTTTAAAGATAACAAACTAGAAATCGTTACTGTAGCTACTGATTACTGCAGAGAAAATAGCAAAGGTGTTAACTACCTTATCAAAGTATTAGAAAACTGGAATAAAGACGGTGTCAATACTAAAGAGAAAGCAATATCTAAGATTAAACCTAGAAACAATAAAGAAGATGATTACCTAGCTAAGAAGAAACAGGAACTATTAGGAGGTTAGACATTATGTCAATGACTGAACTAGAAGCAATTGAAATCTTAGAGTTAATAAATAATGTCTACGATATGAAATTCAATAAAATTAAGTACAACCTTTGGGTAGAACAACTCACACAATATGGGGATTTCGACAGAACACTACACAAAACAAAGAAACATGTTAGAGAAAGTCGTTATAAACCTACGATTGCACAAATTATTGATCGCAAACCACCAGAAATGAAAAGCGCAGTGATACCAGAAGAACAGACTGATAAATACAGAATGCAGCACGATAAAGAGTTTAGAGAGAGAAGGCAACAATTAAGAAAACAATGGCAAAAGATGAAAGAGGATTGGGGGTTAGATGATGAGTATTGATGTGTTGAGTACCGAAGAATCTATTGTATCTAACCTCATGCGTAACCCAGAGTTACTAAGTAAATTCAGATTGAAACCTGAAATGTTTACTGATGAAAAATTAAGAGTGTTCATTGAGTATGCACTAGAGCAGGGGAAAGTCGATGTAAACCAAATCTACTTTAAAAGTCGTGATGATAATGAATTTATATCTACTGACCGATTAGGTCGTTTATACAACTCAGATGGCACTGACAAGGCGTTTTTTATGGACGACCAATTGAACCTATTACAAGAATACGTTTTGTCACAAGCTCGTGAGAAGCTGACAGAGTATCAATCAATGCCGAATAAAGAAAATTTTAATTATTTGGTAGAGGAATTAGAGAAATTAAAAGGTATGACAATAAAAAAAGCAGACGCTACTGATAGTTTTCTAGCTGAAGTTGTAGAAAATATTCTATCTGATGAACCAAAACAATTTATTAAAACTGGTATTGCTTCTATAGATAACAAAATCATTGGTTTTGAACCAGGTCAGTTGAATGTATTAGGTGCAAGACCTTCGTTAGGTAAAACTTCTCTTGCATTAACAATGATGTGGAATATCGCGCAGCGTGGATATCCTACAACGTTCTTTAGTTTAGAAACTGGAGGTAACAATATCGTTGAGAGATTAGTTGCAACAATAACAAATATTCCACTATCTAAAATTAAGCAAGGCAACGGATTAAATGATGATGAAGTTTCATCGGTAATGTCTGCTATAGATCAAATAAAAAAATGTAATTCTTTAAAGATTGAGGACCAAGCACAAATGACACCACAAGATGTTCGAGAAGTTGCTTCGCAGAAAACAGATAAACCTCACGTTATATTTATTGATTATCTTACACTCATGCAATCAGATGTACCTCAACGTGATAGACGGTTAGAAGTTGAAAAGATTTCTCGTGATTTAAAAATTATAGCTAAAGAAACAGGTTGTATCATTATCGCGCTATCTCAATTAAGTAGAGGTGTAGAAAGTCGTAGTGACAAACGTCCGATGATGTCTGATTTAAGAGAAGCAGGAGGAATTGAGCAAGACGCGAATATGATTTTCTTCTTATACCGTGACGATTATTACGACCAAGACCAACAAGACAACATTACAGGCAAGTCGGAAATTGAATTCATTATTTCTAAAAATAAAGACGGAGAAACAGGGGTGGCACACCTTGATTTCTACAAGAAAACGCAGAGGTTTTATGGATGAAAGTTTATGAGTATCAGCAACTTTTAGGTTTTATGTATCGAGAGGATTATAAAGAAGATCCGACCATAGCCAAAATATTAATTGAGTCTGGGTGGGCAGTTAAAAGGCTGCTTGATACTAGAACCATTAAACCCTTTGACGATTATGAAGAAGTGAAAGAGTTAATCATGAATGAAACGAAGTGGAGGCAACCAGATGGGACTTATCGACGGACTTAAAAAGCAATACACGTTATATCAGATTGACGGTTGGAAGATGTGCAGTGTAACGCCGTTAGGAGAAGATACATTCAAACTAGGTAACTATGCAGGCATACACTTTAGAAACACATTCTCAGGAACAGTAACGAAAGATGAACTAGAAAAACTGAAACGCAAACATAAGCTTTTCAGAAAAGAAGAACTGCAACAGCAAATGACAATTAACGAATTATTATTTTGAGGTGGAACTTTGAGTAAATACAATTCTAAAAAAGTTGAATATAAAGGTGTCGTGTTTGATAGCAAAATTGAATGTGACTATTACCAACATTTAGAACGTAACTTAGGTAAGGGATATGACCATATAGAGTTGCAACCTAAGTACGAATTACAACCTAAATTTGAAAATTTTAGACCTATTAACTATGTAGCAGATTTTGCTTTATGGAAAGATGGCAAGCTAATCGAAGTGATAGATGTAAAAGGTATGCCTACTCCAGAAGCCAAAATAAAATCAAAGATATTTAGATATCAAAACAAAGATATACCACTTACATGGATATGTAAAGCGCCTAAATATACAGGTCAAGAGTGGATAACGTATGAAGAATTAATTAAGGTACGCAGAAATCGTAAAAAGGAGAAGATGAAGAATGGTAAAGATTAAAAATAAAGTTGAAATGACGTTATCAGAATTGATTGAGTGGGGATTAGAAAATGGAATAAAGAGCAGAAGGTTTACAAGCAATCGTTTGAGCTCTAAACATGTAGATTTCGATAAGCTTGGTGGGATATGTTTTAGTGGTTTCTATTCTTATCTACTAGAAGATACTTTCACAGTAGAAGTTGAAGAAGAAATTACGGAAGAAACAAAGATACCAGAAATGTTCGAAATATTTGAAAATGATGGTGGAGTTAAACGGGTTGGAAAATCTATCAACGAACTAAAAGATGGATTTAGCAAAGAGTTTTGGATAAAAGACGGAAATACGATGACTTTAATTTGGAAAGATGACGAATTGGTAGGTAATGAGTAATGGCTAACAGAGAAGAAACAATCACAGTCGAAGCAACAATGAAAGTTAGATGTAAGTACCCAGTTTGGGTAAATAATCAAATTACTGCAAGTGATGAAAAGGAACGCATTTTAGATTTAATCAGTAAGAACCCTGAAAAAGAGTTAATGAGCGAAGATTTTGAACTCGTTGAATTAATAGAGGTGGAGTAAATGGAATCGACAAAAATGAGAGTTAAAAATAAATACTTCTCTATTACACCAGATGTAGTAGAGAAAATGAAAGAAGCAGATATCAATCCCGATATCTTAAGACAAAGATTAGCTTCTGGTTGGAAGTTTGAAGATGCAATAGAAGCACCTATTGGAGTAAGACGTAGTGAGTGGGATAGTTTAAAACCTAAAGAGGACGAAATTGCTAGTTATAAAGAGAGAATGAAGAGACGCAGATTACAAGAGCTGAAACGAAAGAAACCACATTTATTCACAGTACCTCAAAAACACCCTCGTGGTGAATGGTGTAAGTACCTTATGGAGAATGACATCTTTCCTAGAAAGGTGGTTAGATCATGAGCATTAAAGATTTGATTATAGGCGATAGAATCAGAATCCAAGAAGTTAACGGTGTTGAAATTACAGTGCAAATAAAAAATGTTTATCGTTTAGTTCAGTCAAGTCTTGATATAGATAAATGGGTTGCTGATGTAGAAGCGATTGACGGGAGAACTTGGACTATTGATGATTGTTATGATTTTTACTCATTACCTAATGGAAATGAAGGAACTAAAAAGACATTAGATGACAAGGTTAACCACCCGTCACATTACACGTATGGAGAAATAGAAATAATGGATTTTATAGAGCAAGTCACTAAAGATTACAAACCAGAGTTAGCATTTGCAATTGGTAATGCAATTAAATATATAAGTCGAGCTAATCGTAAGAACGGAAAAGAAGATTTAGACAAAGCACGTTGGTATCTAAACAGAGCATTTGAAAAGTGGGAGGGTTAATGAAATGAGAAACACATTGACAGATTTAAACAATCATTTATTTGCACAATTAGAAAGATTAAGCGATGAAGATTTAAAAGGCGAAGAATTAAAAGAGGAGTTACAAAGATCTAGTGCAGTTTCTAAAGTAGCTCAAAATATCATTAATAATGGCAGTTTAGTGCTGCAAGCACAAAAGTTTAAAGATGAAAAATTAGATGCAGAATCAGAAATCCCTAAGTTGTTAGGAGAGTAATAGCCATGAGACATGTATGGACTGAAGAGCATGAAAAATATATTCGAAATAACATCAAAGGTAAAACTAAGAAAGAAATGACAGAAATGTTTAATAAGGAGTTTGGCACTGATGTTACTACAGATAAAATGAAAGGTTTTTGTTCGAGAAAAAGGATAAGAAGTGGGGTTGATTGTAAGTTTAAAAAAGGTGTGCCTTCTTGGAACAAAGGTAAAAACTTTCCTTCCAGAGGTAGAAGCGCTGAAACTCAATTTAAGAAAGGGCAAAAGCCCGATAACACATTTCCTTTAGGAACGATAAAAATCACTACTGACGGTTATAAGTTTATAAAAATCAAAAAAAGAGGTTCTAAAAACGAATGCTGGAAACAATACACACATTATTTATGGGAACAAAAGCACGGACCTGTGCCCAAAGGATATTGTTTAATACGTTTGAATCAAAACAGGTCAGACTGTAGCGAAGAAAATATAGCATTGGTAAGTCGTAAAGAATTAGTACGTATTAACAAACTTAATTTAACTTCAACTGATCGTAACTTAACTAAAGCAGGAATCAACTTTGTTAAATTATTAAACAAACAAAAAGAAGTTAAGGACAAAATAAATGCTACTAAGTGACACGGTATCTCAACGATACAGATACAACGCACAAGGCAAGACACCTACAGAGATACAGCGTGAATTACGACAGCTAGGTGTCAAAGGCTTTGTGGTTAAGATAGCAGGGAACAGAGTGACGATGAAAGTTAGTGAAAACGATATTAAAAAGAACAGGGAGTGTATAAGGAATGGCAACAGATAAACAAGTTGAATACGTTTGTAGTTTGCAAGGACAAACGTCACTTACCGATTATAGTCGTAAAGAAATAAAAGCTATGACGCATAAAGAAGTAAGCAATTTAATAAGTGAATTACAAGATGACATATTATATAACGAATTAATGAGTTATGGATTACCTAATCAATAAAGGAGTGTTTGAGATAGATATAAAAAATCATTTATATACTTTCCAAGCTATATGTACCAATGTAGTTGACGGTGACACGATAGATATTTTACTGGATTTAGGCTTCAAGACAACTGCAGAACGTAGAGTAAGGTTACTTAATGTAGATACACCAGAAAGAGGTCAAGACAACTTTAGAGAAGCTACAAACTTTACTAAGTTATGTGTAGAAGGTCAAAAAATATATATTCAGACATATAAAGATGATGCTTTTGGTAGATATTTAGCAAAAGTATATTACAAATCAGAAAAGGAAATACGTTTTTTAAACGATGAATTAAGAAAAGAAGGTTTATTAAAACCAAACTCTAAATGGAATGAGGAATAAGGAATGGTAGAAATAACTAAAGAACAATTATTAGAATTTATCAGGAATAAAGACTTAGATTTAGACGAAAGCTATCCGCGTAGTGATTGGTGTAAGTTCAGAGATGAACGTGACTCATACAAGAAACAACGCGATGAACTCATCAATGATATGGCAGAAACAAAAAAGAAAGCAGAGGCGTTTGATGAGATAGTAAAAGTTTTAGCTAGTATCTCAAAAGAGATAGTGGAATATCCAGGCGATAATGATAAACAAAAAGAGGTTATCTACAAAAGATATGATGATTTATTTGAACCTATGAAATTATTGGAGGTAAACGATGAAAGATAAAGATTATAAAAGTTTATGGATAAAGTTGAAAGAGAAGAAATTAAAAGAATATGTGGAAGTACATCGCTCAGTAAATCAAATTATAACACCATACAATCAATATCATTTATTTGAGATAGCTAACGAAATGGTAAGTGAAAACGAATTAAAGCGAGATTTAAAATATATGGACCAACTAGACGGAACGCATGAGTTCCAAAATTTATTAAGTGATTTGGAGGCTTGCAATGGACAATAGAGAGTTTATCCAACGCTGCATAGTATCATCTACAGCTTTTACAGGACACGATGGGTGTTTACTAATCAAAGAGCTTAACGAAGTATATCGCAAGGCGGAGTTGTACGACAAAATAGTGGAAAGTAATTCAAAGAGTTTAGTAGAAAATGGAGGAACAATAAATGACTAATCAATTAACAGTAGATCAATTAATTAAACAGGTAGAACAATGGAGTAAGGATAAAGATTTGCACAATGGCAATCCGGATAGACAAGCGTTGAAGTTTTATGAAGAGGCAGGAGAAGTCGGCGCAGCATTATCACGTAGTAATTTAGAGGCATTAAAAGACGGTATAGGCGATACAGTCGTTACATTAATCATATTAGCACAACAACATGATATGACGTTACAGGAGTGTTTACAGTTTGCATATGATGAGATTAAAGGAAGAAAAGGAAAGACAATCAATGGAACATTCGTCAAAGAAGCAGACCTTAAAGAGTAAGGACATAGTAGAAAAAGTAAAAGAGGTGTTGAAAAAGTGAAAGACTTTGAACAACCGACAATAAAAATATTAAAAAGATTATTTAACGGAAAAGATGAAACTAATATTCATATATCTTATCTGAACCTAGTAGATTATGAAGTTATTGAAATGATAACTAATTATAAACTTTCAGAAACTCATACAAGAAACCAACATTTTAGAGATGTAGTGACTTTGAAATTTAAAAAGAAAGAGTAAAGAGGTGCTTGGTAAGTGACACAATACTTAATCACAACATTCACAGATTCAACAGGTATACAACACAGACATGTAGCAAAGCTTAAAGATAATCAGACGGCAACTGTGATTAATGCAGAGAGTAAAGAAAAGGCAATGAAGATATATGAGGAGGATAAGATGATTAAACGAATATTAAAAATTTGGTTCACTATCGCAATGTACGAGTTAGGTAAGTGGATTGGCAGAGAAGTTTATTACAAGTTGACTGCAAACGATGAGGTGGAAGTACCTAAGGACTTTGACGAGAATGACCACGCTCATTTAAATGGCATATACGGAGGTTATTAAATATTGGGTGAAATTATATATATGATTACAATTATAACATTGTCTATAGTCTTTGTTTTAATGGAGATATTTATAATATATCTTTTTGTTGAAGGAATTAAATACAAGGAATATGTAACGATTGGGTTTTCCGTTACCATGTTTTTACTTTCTATCTTGCTATTTTTACACTTTTTATATTTTGGGATTTTAGGAGGTTATTAATGTGATTTGGATAAGTTTTTCATCGGTAATAATTGTGTTAGTACTGTGTATTTTTGCTATATATAAGTGGATTAAAGCAGAGAAAAGAGTTAATGAGTTACAGGAAGATAAACATGGATTGCAATTAGATAAGTTACATTTAGAAAGAGAGGTATCTTGGTTGAAAAATAAGGATAATAAAAACAACATAGGCAAATACGTGGTTGAGTTAAAAAAAGGAGTATATTTAGTGAAAAAATATATAGGTAGTTATGGAAACACATGCATAATCACTGACAATGTATTTGAAGCTTTATCTTACGACGATTTATATTCAGCTAAAGAAGATGCATGTAGTTTTAACGGACGTGTACTAGAACACAAACCTAATTTAGAGGTGGTCAAACAATGTGGGGCGTAATAGCAATCATTATATTAGTTTTACTACTATTTGGCTCTATACTTGAACAGAATGATCTAAAACATCAGTTAGAAGTGAAAGAGTATGAGATCAAGACACTTAAAGATAAGTTGGAGAATGGAGGGTAAGCATGGGATTAAGAAAATCAACGCAACGCTATTTAGAAAGTGAATTAAGCAATTATAGGCATATAGATAAAGATATCCAACGTGTGAGAGAAGAAGTGTTGAACCCTTGGCAACCCACTGACACTAATATTGGTGGAGATAGAGTGCATAGTAACGTTAGTGTCACGGAGATAAAAGCAACGCGTGTAGTGAATGATAGACGTTTATCTCAGTTAGCTAGAATGAAGTCTGCTATAGATATTGTATACCAAACAAGCAGTGAAGAAAGTCAACAACTCATGGATATATATTACTTTAAAAAGCCGAGAACATTAAACCTTACTGGTGTTGCTCAAGAAATATGTGTGAGTAAATCAACAGCTTATGAGTTAAGGAAAGAAATACTTATTAGATTGGCAGATGAGTTAGGTATTATGCATTAGGAGTGAGGATATGAAAGCTATAGAGATTTTAGAAGCAATATCAACAAAAATAAAAGAAGGAGAATATGTAGGCAATATTGGTATTATTGTTCAAATAAAAGATGATGAAATGTTAGAAGAAGGGAAGAAAGCTAAAAGTATTTTAGAAGCATTCGCCGAAAGAGTAGAATTAAAAGTAGTAAAAGCTGGTAACTATCAATTATCACAATTTCCAAACAACGACTATCCAGTTTTTCGATTAACTGCTGGACCGTTTGGAAAAAATCTGGAAAAATAACGTCACTAACACTGTTATTATGATAGTGTAAGTTATTAAACGACTTACTCATGTAAACCTTTCTATTTTTATTCCTTTCAAATGATCGAACATAATTTTTCTCCTATGAACCTATCCGATAGAAAAGTCGGGTAGGTTATTTGTATGCTGATATGACATTTAAAACGTGTGATATGAGTGTATAAAAACTTTGACTAATTTTGACATCGGAGGTGATTTTATTGCTGACTTCAAAACAAAATAAAGCCATAGCATTAATGGTTGAGAAGAATTTAAATCAGAATGAAATAGCTAAGGAGTTAAATGTAGCTAGACAAACTATATCGAATTGGAAAAGGAATGCAGAATTTCAAGAGGAGTTGCTTAATGCTGAGCGTAATCTACTAAAAGGACTGACAAGTAAAGCGATTAAGACGATGGAAGATTTACTAACTGCTAAAAGTGAGTTAGTTAGATATAACGCAGCAAGTGACATCTTAGACAGAACAGGACATAAACCAACAGACAAAGTCGAAGCAGAAGTAATTACTCCAACTTTCATAAACGATGTGCCAGCCAATGACTGATAAAAAATTAAGTATTACAAAAACTATCGGTGGTGGGTACAACGAGTTCTGGCACAACAAAAACTTTTATCGAGTAGTGAAAGGTAGTCGTGGGAGTAAGAAGTCTAAGACAACTGCACTAAACTTTATTTATAGATTAATGGAATATGAGTGGGCTAACTTGCTTGTAGTCAGACGTTTCAGTAATACAAATAAACAATCAACGTATACAGATTTGAAGTGGGCTACTAACCAATTAGGAGTAACCCACTTATTTAAGTTTAACGATAGTTTACCAGAGATTACTTACAAACCGACTGGCCAGAAGATACTATTTCGCGGAATTGATGATCCGTTAAAGATTACATCAATCACTGTGGATAAAGGGATATTGAGTTGGTGTTGGATAGAAGAAGCATATCAAGTTGAAACTTACGATAAATTCGCAACACTTGTAGAATCTATTCGTGGTAGCGTCGATAGTCCAGATTTTTTCAAACAGATAACGGTCACATTCAACCCTTGGAGTGAGAGGCATTGGCTTAAACCTACATTCTTTGACGAAGATACTAAGTTGAACAACACATTTTCATATACAACAACCTATCGAGTAAATGAATGGCTTGATGAGGTCGATATTGCGCGTTATGAGGATTTGTACAGAACAAACCCAAGACGTGCAAGAATTGTTTGTGATGGAGATTGGGGAGTAGCAGAAGGATTAGTGTTCGAGAATTTCGAGGTTAAGGAGTTTGACTGGGTTAAAAAGTTGAAAGAAAAGCAAGTTGTAGCTCATGGCAGTGACTTTGGTTTCACTCAAGATCCTACAACACTTATTAGCACTATCGTTGACTTAAAGAATAAAGAGTTATGGATATACGATGAGCATTATCAAAGAGGCATGCTGACCGATGAGATATATCAAATGTATCTTGATAAAGGACTGAAAAACGCAAAGATAATTGCAGATAGTGCAGAGAAGCGATTGATAACAGAGATTAAACGTAAAGGCATTTCTAATCTCAAACCATCTATTAAAGGTCAAGGCTCTATCATGCAAGGTGTTCAATTTATACAAGGTTTCAAAATATATGTACATCCAACATGTGAACATACGATAGAAGAATTAAACACATATACATTCGACCAAGACAAAGACGGTAACTGGTTAAATAAACCAATAGACGCAAATAACCATTTAATGGATGCATTGAGATATAGCCTAGAAGAATTCCATTTCCCTAGAAATAACAGAACGAATGTCAATATTAAGAAGAATATTAGCCGTGCGAAAGCTATGGGCTTATAAAGGAGGTAACACATGGCACATGTAAACAATTTCGAAAAAGATATTGAACGACGACAAATGCGTAATGAAATATACAGACGCGACGCAGTAGAAGTATATAAATACGATGGAACAACACAAGACTTGTTAGACAACAAAAACGATATCAGTGACTTCATCAGCCACCATTTAGAAGCACAAGTACCACGCCTTCAAATGCTAGATGATTACTATCAAGGGTTAAACTTTAACATTATGCGTAACAGACGCCGAAGAGAAAAGCACTTAGCAGATAATCGTGCAGCACATGACTTTGCTTCTTACATTACAGACTTTATTAATGGTTATTGCTTCGGTCATGCCATACAAGTACAATCCGAAGGCAGTATGACACAAGATAAAATAGATCAGTTGCACGCAATAAACGACATTGATAGTCACAATCGTTCACTGGGGTTAGATTTATCTATATTCGGTCGAGCTTATGAATACATCATACGTAATCAACAAGATGAAGTTAGAATTTATAAATCAGACCCACGCAATACATTTGTTATATACGATACTACCATTGAGAAAAATAGTATTATGGCTGTGCGATATTGGAAAGTATCGACAGAAGATAACGCCGAGATGACTGAGGTAGAAAGCAATATCTACTATGTTGATGTAATAACTGATCATGCAACATATTTCTTTGTGGCAAACAGTGTTACTAACTTAGAGTTATCAGAGCGTAAACCTCCTGAAGCTCATTCGTTTGGCAAAGTAACTATTACAGAGTTTAGCAACAATGAAAAGAGACGCGGAGACTTTGAAAAGGTCATACCACTTATTGACTTATATGATGAGGCACAATCAGATACAGCTAACTACATGAGTGACTTAAATGATGCCATGCTACTCATCAAAGGTAATGTAGATCTAAATGAACAAGTCGCTACCTTACAAAAAGAAGCGAACGTATTCCATTTAGTACCACCTGAATATGCAACGGTTGATGATAAGGTAACAGAAGGTAATGTAGATGCTGAATACATTTATAAGCAATATGATGTAAGTGGTGTAGAATCATATAAAACAAGAATTGCTAAAGATATTCATACACTTACTAACACTCCTGATATGACTGATGAAAACTTTGGAGGCCAACAATCAGGTGAGGCCATGAAATATAAATTGTTCGGACTAGAGCAGCGTACAGCGATTAAAGAAGGTCTATTTCGAAAAGGCTTAGTTAGACGTTACAAGTTAGTTGGAGAAATTATGAGTATCAATAGAGAAATAGATAAGGACAACCTTAGAGACTTGATATTCACATTCACAAGAAACTTGCCTAAGTCAATTACAGAAGAAATGCAAATGTACATGAGTGCTGGTGGAGAAATTAGCCAAAAAACACTGATGTCTCTTGTATCTTTCATAGACAATCCGCAAGATGAAGTCAAACGTATCGAGAAAGAACAAGAAGAAAAGATTAAGCACTCTGATAGTTTGATGTATAACGAACAAGATTCTGACAACGAACTTAACAACTCCAATCAACCTATTGAGGAGTGATGAGTGATGACTTATTGGGATAAAAGAGCTCAAGAGATTATTAAAGATGAGACAATGAGCGATAAGGAAATGAGTCAAGAGATTGAACGCATTGTTAACAACATGATTGACGATATAGAGAATGAGATATCTAAGTTCTATGCAAGATACGCAGACAGTGAGGGTATTTCTATTTCTGAAGCTAAAAAAAGAGTGGATAACTTCGACGTTCAATCTTTCGCTAACAAAGCTAGAAAATATGTACGAGATAATGACTTTAGTGAAAGAGCAAACAGAGAACTTAAACAATACAACACAGCGATGTATGTGAATAGAGAGAAGTTACTTAAAGCACAGTTAGGGCTCATTGTAACGTACTCATACGCTCGTATAGAACAGTCTATTTATAATTACATGGAATCATCCTATTATCGTTCTCTTGAGCAACAAGCGGGTATATTAGGTGAAACGTTACATGTATCATTAAACGATGTTAAAACAATTGTTACTGCGCCTTTCCAAAACTCTAATTGGTCTCGTAGACTATGGCGTGATATGAAAGTGGTTAGACACCATGTTGAGAAAGCGACAAGTCAAGTATTACTAAGAGGTCGCCATCCTTACGAGTTCGTAAAAGAATTTAGAAAAGAAACTGGCAATAGTACGTATGAGATAAGACGTTTACTCATAACAGAAACAGCTAGAGTACAAACATTAGCTGCAAAGCGTCATATGTTAGAACAACATGGACCAGACGCAGAATATGAATATCACGCTAAGATAGATAGTAAGACAACAAAGACGTGCAGAGGATTAAATGGAAAAGTATTCAAAGTCAAAGATATGAAGCCTGGTGTTAATGCTCCTCCGATGCATCCATTCTGTCGGAGTGCTGTCGCACCACATATCGATCCTAATTGGAGAGATGAATTCTTTGAAGAACGCAAAGGAAGATATTTTGGAGGCGTTGTTAAATAATTAAAAGGAGGTGTTGTAAATGCCAGATGATAATAATCTTACAAATACACCACCAGTTACTAATGAAGGTGTAGCAAAAGAAATTGTTGATAATTCCGTAGGGGATTATGAAGATGCTGATTGGGAAGAAGAAGAAGTGCTAGACACTGATTTCAGTGATGAAGAAGATGGCATGTATGAAGATGACTTCATGGAAGATGATGATGAATTTGAAGAAGATGAAAACTGGGAAGAAGAGTACGACTTTTCTGATGATTTTGATCAAGAGGATATGGAATTTCTAGAGGGGCTAGGCGGTCCTGAAGATGCATTAGAAGATGAGTACGAAGAAGATTACGAAACAGAAGAAGGCCTATATGACGTCACTGAACTTGATGGTGATACAATCGATGAGTATGACAAGTATGACGAAAGTTACTTACAAGACAGGTTAGATGATGTTTACGATGAATACAATCAAATCTTCAATAAAGAACCTTCTGACATTATTAAAGATAGTATGACAACACAAGAAAAGATTGACAAAATTGTTGATGCAATTCAAGAGGGTGGAAACGGTGTGTAATGAACGTATTGCTGCAGTCCTTGAAGGCATTCATCATGAATTAAAACGATTGAATGACTCGAACCCTAGTAACCGAGCACAAGCGAAACAGAAAGAACCTGAGAAGAAAGAGTTTAAACCTAAAAATTTCATCTGAGGTGGTACTTATGTCAAAGCGTGAAGCAGTTGGTCCTGGCGTTACCGCGCCAATATCTCGTCAGTAGGGAACGTTAACCTACTCGACCTGAGCACGTCGTTAAACTGTTAAATAACCGAAAATAACTAATTATAGGGGCTAAGTGATAGTTTCTCTAATGAAATGAAAGAAGCGCACTAATCGGGCTTAATTGACTGATTGGGGCGCTATTTTTATGCATTAAATTCTAAAACTTAGAACTTATGAGGAGGATAAACAAATGAAATTAAATGACAAACTAAATCTAAATTTACAATTCTTCGCTGACAATGACGAAGGTGAACCTGGACAAAGTAATGATAAGAAGTCAGAAAACAATAGCGGTCAAGAGCAAGAAACATATACAAGAAGCGAAGTAGATTCTCAAATCAGTAAAGCTGTCGAGACTGCTCTTTCTAAACGTGAGCGTAAGCACCAGCAAGAATTAGAAGATGCTCGTGAAGAAGCTAAAAAAGAGGCTGAAAGATACGCTAATTTAACTGAAAAAGAGAAGAAAGACAAAGAAATTGAGAAACGCGAACAAGCCTTAGCTAAAAAGGAAAAAGAATTTAAATTGCGTGAACTCAAAGCTGATGTAGAAAGTGACTTAAAAGAAAAAGGTCTACCTACTTCGTTTGCACAGTCTTTAATTCATTTGGAAGATAACGAACAAATTAATGATGTCGTTAATTCGATTAAAGAAGATTTCGACAAAGCTGTACAAGAACAAGTTAAAGAAGCTACACGTCAATCAACACCTTACGGACAAGGTAGTGACGTATCTTCTAAAAAAGAAACATCTAAAAGTTTTGCAGAAATAGCAAGACAAAATAGAATAATTCAATAAATTGGAGGCATTTTAAATGGTAAAAGTAAACCCACAAACATTCAATCCAGATAATGTAATGATGCACGAGCACAAAGAAGGGGAATTGTTAAACGATTTCAACGAGCCTATTCTTTTAGATGTATTGCAAAACTCTAAAATCATGCAATTAGGCAAATACCAAGATATGGGCGGAAAGTCAGAGAAAAAGTTCACTTACTGGGCAGATAAACCAGGCGCTTACTGGGTAGGAGAAGGTCAAAAAATCCAAACTTCTAAACCTAGCTTACTTGAGGCGTCTATGCGTTCTCATAAATTAGGTGTTATCATCGTTGCTTCTCGTGAATACTTAAACTACACTTACTCTCGTTTCTTCGAAGCAATGAAACCTCAAATCGCTGAACAGTTCTATAAAAAGTTTGACGAAGCAGGTTTATTAAATGTAGATAACCCATTCAAACAATCAGTAGAACAATCAGCTACTGCAGCTAACAATGTAGTAAAAGGTGATATCACTTTAAAAAATATCTTAGCTTTAGAGGACACTTTATTAGAAGATGATGTTGAAGCTAACGCTTTCTTATCTAAAACACAAAATCGCACTGCGTTACGTGGAGTTCGTGATGAAGATACTAAAGAAAGCTATTATGACCGTGCTAACAACACACTAGACGGACTTCCAGTTGTTGACCTTAAATCAGACCAATTTAAAAAAGGTGACTTATACGCTGGAGACTTCAACAAAGTGTTTTATGGCATTCCTTACAACATGTCTTACAAAATTTCAGAAGATGGTCAATTATCAACAGTACAAAATGCTGACGGTTCACCAGTAAACTTATTCGAACAAGAATTAATCGCTTTACGTGTAACTATGGACGTTGCGTTCCATATTGCAGATGATAAAGCATTTGCTAAATTAACAGCTGGTTCTGGTTCAACTGGTGGAAATACTGAAACCGTATAATTAATCTAGGAGGTCTTACAATGGCTTATTCTTACAAAGTAGTTCGACCGTTCGTAGATAAAGAAGATGGTAAAGAGTATAAAGTAGGAGATGAATTCCCTACTGATATTACTAATGAACGTGTCGAACAACTATTCCATAAACAAAACGTATATAACGAGCAATATATCGCTTTATATATTGATGCTAAAGCAACAAAAGCTGAATTGTTAGAAATAGCTGAAAAACATGGCGTAGACGTATCTAAGGACGATACAAAAGCTGTAATTATAAAAACATTGGAGGGATAACATGGCAGTATTAGAAAATGTAAAAATGTTACTCTCTATCGATGATGATAAGCAAGATGAACTACTCGAAATAATCATAAACAATACAGAAAAGCGTTTGATTAGTTTACTTCCTGTCGATATAGAAGAAGTTCCGGAACGATTGGAATACATTATCGAAGAAGTAGCAGTCAAACGCTTTAATCGTGTTGGCGCTGAAGGAATGACGCAAGAAAGTATTGATGGTCGTTCTAATACTTTTCAAAGTAATGATTTTGATGAGTATATGGACGTTATCGATGCTTTGTTTCCTAAAGAGACAAGTAAACGTGGTAGAGGTGTTTTCTATTGAGATACAACAAACGTGTGAAGTTCTCTAAGGAAATTAAAGGTGGTTATAACACCAAAACAAGTAAGTACGATGTTAAGGAACAAGTGTACAGCGAAGTTCCTTGTAATATATCTCCTTTATCCCCGCAACGTACTAATCTTGAGTATGGAGATGTAACCAAATATATTAATGTCATTCGCTTAAATGGTCGTTTTGAACCAAAAGTGACTCATGCTTATATCAAAGATTCAAAGTACATTATCACTAAACGTATCGACTATGAACACGACACTGTATTCTATGCAGAGGAGGTTAAATAGTGGCTGGAGATATCGACGCTCTTATCAGAAAGCTAGATCACATGCATAGCCATATTGATGATGATGTTGACGAAGTACTAAACAAAAATGCTGGGCAATTCGCTAGAGATACTGTTGTGAGTGCTAAATCAGTCATGAACAAAGGTTACTGGACAGGTAATCTAGCTAGAATGATTAGAGACACAAAAATTGGAGATATGAAGTACGCTATTACCTCTAACGCTGGGTATAGTGGATTCTTAGAATATGGTACGCGTTACATGGCTCCTGAAACGTTTATGTTCCCTGTTTATGAGAGATACACTCGACAAGTCAGAGAAGACCTCGAGAGATTAATAAACGGTTAGGAGGCAAGCTATGAAACAATCAGCTAAACTTCAACTATTCAACTACTTATACGAAAAATTTAGTGAACTTGGTGTCCCTGTTATTGAAACAAAAGAGTTAAACCAAGAGTTGTCTTATCCCTTTATCGCTATTCAAACTACTACAGATAGCATGAACGTGTTAACTTTTGACAGTTTCGGTGGTAATCCTACCGCTACCGTTCATTTGTGGGGGTTAGATGATGATAAAGGGGTAAACGATAACTTGCTTATGCAAGTTCAAAATATCATGTTAGATGATATTCAACTCGATGGTTTCAATTTGTTTAATCCACAGTTAGATATCAACGAAGCTATCGAAATAGAAAGTAATCAAGCATTATCACATATAACAATAAATATCGAATACACAAGTCATTAATTGGCTTGTTTTTTTATACAATTTTTTAGGAGGGCAAAACCTATGGCAATTAAACAAGGTACTGATGAGTTAGTCTTGATTCGTAAGGCTGGCGATAAAAAAGATGCAAATAAAGTAATGTGGGTAACAGAATTAGAACGTGAAACTGAAAAAGACAGAGATACAGAAGCTACTGTAGATGGTCCTGTTAACTCTGGAGGTACATTAGAGTCAACAGTTACGATTAACTGCTACATGAACCAAGACGACACGTTATGTGATGAAATTGAAGATGCTACCGAAGAAGATACTCCTTATGAATTATGGGTTATCAATAAAAAAGTTAAAAACAAAGATGGAAAATATAAAGCAGAATATCGTCAAGGATACTGGAATAGTATTGACCGTACTAACGACGCTGAAGATATCGCAGAATTTGAAACTGAATTTGGTGTATATCTTAGAAAAGTTCGTGGTTGGGCAACATTACCAGAACAAATCGAGAAAAACAAAGCTGCTTATGGCTTCCACGATACTGTTGCTGCAGATCCAGCTGACGATGGTCTTGTGTCAGAAATCCCACAACCTAACGAACCAAGCACAGCAGAAACTGTATAATATCGAGGGCTAGATGCCCTCTTTTTCTTTTTGACTAAATTTAAAGTGAGGTTATTAATAATATGGAAATCAAATTTAACGGTAAAACAATTGAACTATCATTCGGATTAAAGTTTTTAAACATCATTGATAAAGAAATGGGCATGGAAGCTGAACAAGTTAACTTTGGTAAAGGTACAGAAATGTTAGTACCTGCATTAGAAAGCCACAGTGTAGTAGATGTTGCGAAAGTGATTAAAGCTGCAACAGCACAAGAAAAAGGAGCACCTAAAACCGAAGAAGATTTAGAAGCTGTTGTTGAAGATGTTATTGAAAATACAGGACTTGAAGAATTTTGTAACGAAGTCATCGAGGAACTGGGAAAGCGTGTTTTAACCCAAAACCTCGTTCCGAAAAAATACAAAAAGAACAGCAAGAAGTAGAGGAAGAACTTTTAACGTTTGATCGTATTGTTATCTTATGCATGAGTAAGCTCAAAATATATGATTTAGATGTTATAGAGCGAATGACACTTAGAGAGTTTAACTATCGTATGTACGCCTTAGAATATGAACAACTAGATAGAGATATGGATATGTACAAACTAGCATTTGCTATTAGAGACGCTGCTGCAGAGAAAAAGAAACGTGGCGGCAAAAAAGGCGAAACAGAATATCGCTTCAAAAGTGCCGATGATATTATGCACTATCAAGAAAACATTCAACGATTAAACAAAGGTGAACCCGTCAAATTCGCTTCAGAAGCCAAATTTGAGGAAAATAAACCACCAAAAGACTTACTACAACAAATTGCAGAATTAAATAAATAAGGAGGTGGGAACACGTGGCAGAAGCTAATTACAGTATTAAAGCGACAATAGAAGCTAATGCTAAGAAATTTAAAAGTGCTATACAAGCAGCTAAAAACAGTGCAGAACGCTTTAAGGGTACTATGGAGAAAATCAAAGACAACGAAATTGATGCAGACTCTTCTGGTGTGAAAAGAGCGGTAGAAAGTGCTAAGTCAGCTATGGAATCATTTAACAACACTAAAGCGGAAGGTAACTTAGATGTCGATATTGATGAAGTTAAATCTAAAGTCGCTATCGCAGAAGAATATGTAAGAAAATTCGACGCTTACAGAGGAGACGCTGAACTTGACGCTAATGTAACGAGCGCAAAAACTAACATCGAAGAAGCACAAGCATATTTAGAACGCTTTGACGGTTCAACAGCTAATGCACATGCCGATGTGGACGCTAGAAGGGCAATTACAACATTATCGAAGTTACAGATAGACCTAGATGCGTTTGATGGTAACTCTTACAGTGCTCATTTAGATGCAGATGCTACAAAAGCTCGTGCAGCTATAGCAGAAGCTAAGAAGTCGCTCAATAGTTTTGCTAGGCAAAAAGCGAAAGCTACTGTAGAAGTTAACGAAGGCGCTGCAGTTTCTAAAATTTTGGCGCTTAAAGCGATGTTACGTTCAATTCCTAACCGAATACACACTAGGATAGATGTTGACTCTGACAAAGCACAAGGAGCATTTAGAGCAATGGTAGCTGGTATCGATAGCTCTATGAACTCTTGGAATGCTTTGGCTACACGTATTAGAACAATTGGTACTGTTATTTCTAATATGGTAAAAGGTGCGTTGATTTCCAACTTAACCTTAGTCGTTCCTATCATTGCTGGAATGGTACCTGCATTATTTGCTGTTCTTAATGCTATCGGGGTTGTAGCTGGTGGAGCTGCAGGATTAGCGGCTGCATTTGGTGTTGCTGCAGGTGGCGTCATGGGATTTGGAGTTATGGCTGCAAGTGCCATTAAAATGCTTAACGATGGAACTCTACAAGCTACAGCTGAAACTAAAAAATATGAAAGTGCTTTAGAAGGTGTGCAAGATGCATGGCAAGGTATTATAGAGAAAAACCAAAGCCAAATATTTAACACAATGGCTAATGGCCTAAACATGATCAAAGTTGCTTTAGCAGGATTATCTCCTTTTATTAGTGGCGTGTCTAAAGGAATGGAACAGGCAAGTGCTAAAATGCTTGATTGGGCTAAAAACTCTCAAGTTGCACAAAAGTTTTTCCAAATGATGGGTACAACAGGTGTAAGAATATTCAACAACATGCTAAGTGCAGCAGGTAATTTTGGAAGTGGTGTTGTAAGTGTTCTCACACAATTAGCTCCACTTGCAGATTGGGCTGCAGCTGGATTTAAACGAATGGGACAAGCTTTTAATTCATGGGCTCAATCTTCTGCAGGACAAGAAGCTATTAAATCATTTGTAGAGTATACTAAACAGAATTTACCGTTAATTGGTCAGATATTTGGTAATACTTTCAAAGGTATATTTAACCTCATGAAAGCATTCGCACCTAATACTCACTCTATTTTAGAATCACTTGCTCAAATGTCTGAGAAGTTCGCTTCTTGGAGTGCTACTGTTGCTAAATCAGATGGATTTAAGAAATTTATGGATTACGTTAACACTAACGGTCCAAAACTAATGTCATTACTGGGTAACTTAGTAATGATTATCATAAACGTTGGGACTGCTATGGCTCCGTTAGCTGCAAAAGTTTTAGATGTAGCTATTGCTATGACAGAGTTTATCAAAAACTTAACTGATGCACACCCTGCTATTGGTATATTGTTAGGCTTAATTGCTACATTAGCAGGTGTATTCATGACACTAGGTCCACCTATCTTAGGTGTTATCGACTTTATCGGAACATTTATTAAAGTGTTTACAGGTGCGGGAACGGTTATAGAAGCGCTTATGTCTGTAGCTTCGGCATTGGCTCCAGTATTCGAAGGGATAGCAGCTGCAATAGCAGCTATAGATGCGCCGATATTATTGATTATTGCAGGAGTAGCAGCACTTATAGCTATATTTGTTGCTTTGTGGAATTCATCAGAAGTATTAAGAAATGCTGTGAGCGACGCGTGGAATGCTATTAAAGATGCAGTAGGGAACGCAATACAAGCTGTTATTGGATTTTTAGGAGACTTGCTTTCTCAAGCTCAAGATATCATGGGACCTTTAGTTCCTATATTTAAAAATGCTTGGGATAATATCGTAAAAGTTGTAGAAACGGCTATTCAGTTGATTTCTCCGATTGTTTCTCAAGGTTTTCAAGCGTTAGTAGCTGTAGTGAGTACAGTATGGACAGTAATTACAACTGTAATCAAAGTAGCTTTTGATATTATCATCGGTATTATTACCGTAGCTTTACAGTTACTTAGTGGCGACTGGTCAGGTGCTTGGCAAACAATATTAAAAGTTGGACAAAATATTTGGCAAAACATTGTATCTGCAGCTCAAGCTATTTGGGACACATGGAGCACTTACTTACAACAAACATGGCAAAACGCAGTCAACTTTTTCAGTACAATATTTGGCGCGTTAATTGGTATTGCAAGTTCTATTTGGAATTCAATCGTTAATGCTATTATTTCTTTAGTTACTGGCTTAGGTACATTCCTTGCTAACATATGGAACGGAATTGTTACTTTAGCACAAATACAATGGTCAATATTAGTTACAGTGGCACAGACGGTTTGGACAGCCATTGTCACAGTAATAACTACAATAATTTCAACTTTAGTCACAATTGTTACTACGGTATGGACTGCAATTGTTACAGTTACACAAACGATTTGGACGGTTCTTGTTACTATCGCACAAACTGTTTGGACTGCAATATCAACTGTGGTCATGACTATTGTTAATATCATCGTTACTATCGTTACAACAGCTTGGACAACGATTTCTACTGTAACATCTACTATATTTGGTGTTATTTCTACCATAGCATCTACTATATGGAATGCTATCAAAGGAGTTATACAAGGTGTAGTTACAATTATCGTTGGTATCGTCAATGGAAGTTGGGCTAGATTAAGCGCTATTACAAGTTCTATTATGACTTCAATTTCTTCTTTAATAACTTCTTTATGGAATTTAATTAAAAGCACAATTATAAATGCTGTAATGGGTGCTGTTCATGCAGCAGTTAGCGGATTTATGAATATGCTTAGTTCTATAGGTTCAGCTATGCGCGGCATTGTTAACGCAGTCATTAATGGTATGCATAATGTTGTGAATAATGTTAGAAATGGTGTGACTAATGCAGTAAATGCTGTCAAAAACTTTGTAGGTCAATTCGCTAGTGCCGGAATGGATTTAATGCGTGGTTTAGTTAACGGTATCAAACAAGGTATGTCTTGGGTAGTTAACGCTGCAAAAAATGTAGCTCAAAGTGCAGTAAATGCTGCTAAAAGCGCATTAGGCATTCACTCTCCATCAAAAGTGTTTAAAGGAATTGGTGGTTACACAATGGAAGGTTTCGCTATTGGTATTAATAGTGAAGGAAAAAGTGTGATATCAGGTATGGGTGCAATGGCTCAAAGAGTATCTGATGCTTTTGATCCAAGTCTAAATGTACCAAGTATACAAAGAGACCTTAAGAGTGCGAGTGCATCAGCTAATGCTAATATCACTCACACTCACGAATATAAAACAAACCCATCACAACGTGTTGTAACTGTAAAAATGGATGTTAACAACGACGCTTTAACTCATATTGTCAACGGACAAAATGCAGATAGAGATGCAACATTCACATTCTAGGAGGTCAGGCAATGGATTTAGAAATTAAACAAAAAGATGGCGCTAAATACAAGTTGTCTGACTTCGGTTTTCGAGTGAAAGATATTGTCATCGAAAGCCCGGAGATAGAGGACAACTACGAAACAAAAGAAAACACAAGTGGTCGTATGTTACTTAGTAGTCAGTACCGTAAAAGGAAAATTACGGTACCCTGCTATGTAGTTAGTACAAAACTTAATGATATACCAAGATTACGAGATAAATTCTATGATTTGACAGTAAACACTGAACCTGTATGGATTAGAGAACTTAGATATGCCGAAGAGCATAATTACAAGTTTTTACAACCAACGGAAGATGACTATCAATCGTACGATAAATATGGTTATCCAGTATTCGATCATAATATGATGAACGATAATTACTATACTAGTGGTAAACAGTATCAAGTTAAATGTTCATCAGTAATAACACCTGATAATAAAGGTAATGTGATTAACTTTGACTTAGTTTTTGAAACAATTGAAATACCATTTGCAGAGAGCATTGGTACTTCTTTAGATTTAGAGAACAAACCTAACAAAGCGTTATGGTCTAATGATATGTTAGTACCATTTGACGAAGAAAATGACAAAAGAACATACACTTTTACTAATATTTGGAATAACAGTGTTTATTACCACGGAAATGTACCTAATAACGAATTTAAACTCTATAAGAAAGTAACTATCGTTCTCGGTAAAAGTGTAAGCAGTAAAGAAAGTTTCCGATTTACGTTAGGAAAATCTGATTATATGAAAATCAGTAATATTAGTTTAAAAAAAGGCGACAAGATAGTGTATGACGGAGTTCAAACGTGGAGAAACGGCACTCCCATTAATCATCGTTGTACAAACGCACAACCTAAATTCTATCCTGGCTGGAATGATTTCGCTTTTAATCAACAGGTTAAGTCAGTAACTTTTGATATGAAATTTTATTATAAGTAGGTGGTTATTAAATGCCAGTATTATTTAGCCCTATAAGAGGAATAGGCGAGCCAGTTTATGTCACTACTACAACAACATCAAAGTTAGGTTCTGAAACAGTTGTACAATGCAAATTGCTTGAAGATAAATATAACTATAACGTTATACGAGGTATTGATAAACGCTGGACACTGACGCAGTTAACAGGCCCTAATGACAAGAGAGAATACGTTGCTTATATCATCGATAGACAAACACATGGTAGAAATCAAGAAGTGTCTGTAACCCTTCGAGAAAAGCCGATTGATATTATCAAAAGAAAAAGAGTGTATGACAAAATAGATGGTCCTCATAAACCACCCGACTTTTTTGAAAAGATATTTAAAGGAACAGGACTTAAATTCAAGGTGCCTGACAATATGTTTGTTTCTGAAATCAAAGATTCTGGCGAAGGAGAAAGCGTTGAGGATCTGTTGAAAAAAGGATTAGAAGCGTGGGATTTAGAGTTTGATATACATCATGATTACAAAACAAACACGTATACTTTTGAATTCACTCCGTATTTAGAGAAACAAGCAACTTATCATATTGATGACGAAATTAATGCTAACAATATGAAATTAGAAGAAGATAGTGGTCAGATGTATACCTATGTTAAAGGGTACGGTTCTTATACTGATGAAGAGGGTTTAGATGGTGCAGGTCTTATTGTGGAATTTGAGCACCCTAATATGAAAGATTACGGTAGATTTGATGCACCACCTGTTAAAGATGGTTCAATCACTGATCCTGATATTATGCGAGCTAGATTGCAAGCTGTTATTAATGCATCTATAAAACGTTCTTTAACTTTGGATTTTATAGCCTTGCGACAACATTATCCTAATGCAGTGCCTAGAGTTGCAGACATTGTAAAAGTTAAGCACTCTATACTTGGCATCAATGAGTTTATGAGAATAGTCGAGGTTAAGACTATTAGAGATGCTGAAAATAAGATAGTAAAACAAGACGTAACTTTAGGAGATTTCAATCGACACAACCGCTATTTAGAACGAATTAGTCAAGCAGCACAAGTTGTAGGTGGTTTAGGTGGAGGATTTGCAAATTCATATCGAACAACTTATGCAAAAGCAAATGCAGCCATTACTTCTACAAGAAAGTCCATCGACTCTAACAAAGCATTGCACGGAAACGCCAATGGAATAAGAGCAATTGTAGAAAAAGACCACATACTAGAATATAACAGAAATGGTAAATTCCGAGTGTCTCACGATCGTGGTAAGACATGGCAAGTTATCGCAAGCGCTAAAAGTGGGTTTAACAAATACGTAATACCAAAAGCAACAGATAAAACATCTGGACTGATGAGTAATAATGATAAAAAGAAAGTCGATAGACTTCATTATAATCGTCTCAAAATGCAAGGTGAAAATGGTAAGTATTACAACATTACAATAGATAAAGATGGAAAACTACAAGTTAAGGAGGCGTAGCAATGCGAAAGACTATCTACACAAAACTAGATACTTTATTTAGTTCGCGTTATGTTAGAGAAAACGAACTCAATTACATTGCTATAAGAGATATGCTTACTAACATCGAAGAAATATTAGTAAAGCATGGAAAAACTGAAAAGCGAGCACATAACGCTGAACAAATTGTATATACATTGCCTACTGGGCCTAATGTTACTGTAGGTCAAGAGTTAGGTTATCAAAGTAAACGAATAAGAAACTTAGTTTTAGGAACTATCGGTAATGGGCTTCAAGAAGTGAGAGATAGTCGTACATCAATTGACGCTCAAAATTTCCCTATACTTTCAGAAAGACTAAGACATGATTTCACTAGAATAGATGAAAAAATAGACAAAGAACTAAATGTGGCTGATGACGCTACTTATCTATTTACTCCTCCATTTATCGCTAGTGCAGAACAAGGTGTTAATGAAACACCTAATAATAACGATCCCGATGACAATAGAAAAGTGTTTTATGACAAATTTGTTGACAACAAGTATGTTACGAAAAAATATGTAGGTAAAGACCAAAGTAACAAGTACAATGTTTATGCTTATGATTTCAAACCTCAAAACTATACAAAAACTTTACTCATCACATCATGTATACACGGGAATGAATACAGCGCATTTTATGCTTTAAGTCGCTTTATGGATTTAGTCGTCAATGAATGGAGCAAGTATTCACAACTCGCTTATATACGTAAAAACATTAGGGTGGTTATAGTTCCTATTGTTAACCCTTGGGGCTTTGCTAATAATGAACGCGAGAATGTAAATAATGTAGACTTAAATCGTAATTTTGATTATTATTGGTCAAATGGTAGTGGTACACGTTCTACTGGTAAAAACTACAAAGGGAGTAAGCCGTTTAGTGAGAGAGAAAGTAGAAACATGAAAGCCTTAGTAGAAAGTTTAGGAGATATTACAGCTCATGTTGATTGTCATAATATTATTTCTCAAGTAAGTGACTATTGCTTATTCTATCCGCGTTTTGCTAACCAACCTAACAATGTAATGACTGAACTACTATCTGAAATATCAGATCATGGCGACTATGTTACATGGGGTTCAAGCACCTTAGCGTCATTTAGTAACTGGGTAGGTATTAAGCATGGTACAACTTCTTTCTTGCCTGAAGTATATGAAGGTAGAGCTGGGAAACCTAGAGGCGCTCAAGAAATGTGGCGTTCAGTTTACTATTTAGGAAACATCATAGTTAAATTAGCTAAATTGGACACTAACAAGGAAGGAAGAATTGCTAATCAACCTATTGTAAAATCTTTGGTTTATAGTAGCAGATTTGATAAAAAAGATACTAAACCATTTTCTCTTATTGCAAAAAAAGATTACCAACGTATGTTAATGACACAACAAAGGTTCCAAGTTACAGCTAATGGCTTTGTAGAGTTAAACGGTTCTATAACTGTTGAAGTAGATAGAGACACAACTATTGCTGTTGCGCCTTATGTTGTTCAGAACTATCATCCATATAGTGGTAATGGTAAGAGTAGAAAACGCCACTTATACAGAGTTAGAATGCCGGTTAAAAAAGGCTGGCATACTATACCATTACATGCTATTGCACCAGTTCAGTATTCTACAACAAGTCCAGATAATGTTCACAGATCTAATGAAGTGATGGGGGTTGTAGATATTTTAAGAACTAAAGGTGTTGCAAAGGTTAGAAACTTAATTATCAACCTTACTTTCACACCATCACATACACACACAGCAGTTCAAATTCTTAAATCTGGTGGGTATGGTAACCAAAAAGAAAAAACATTCCATCAAGTTTATCCTAATAAACCGAGCGCATATACTAAGACAAACAAAATTATTCATAAAACTAAAAAGAGAAAATAAGGAGGCTTCATAATGGACGGATTTTATAAAGAAGCTAGAATTACTACTGTTGATGAACCTTACTTAAAGCCAATATCTGATGAAGGTATTGGCTTTTATAATATGGATATAAATACTGCGGTATTAACTTTTCAAGTGCGTAGAGAAATAAACGGGGAAAGTTATCCCCTAGAGATTAGCGAAGCTAACACTGAGATAACAGCTTATTTTGTTTCCGATAACGGTTCTTCGACCGGAAGAGTTAAAGTTGAATATGTTAATCCTATGAAAGGCATTATACGTTTAACTTTAGACAGTAATTTCCTAAAGGCTTCTACCGACACTCATGTGACTGGTCAAATTTATATCAAAGCAGTTGGTCGTAAAGATACAGTTGTACTTAACGAGTTTCGCTTTTACGTAAAAGATGCATTAATTAACCAAATAGATGCTGATATTAAAATCAGATATATAAGAGAAATTGACGATCTTGTTGATTTAGTAAAAAACAGAATTGATACTGTATCTAAAGAGTTAGAAAGCGTTCAAAATGCTGAAGAAGAATTCATGAATTTTGTAAATACTCAAAAGTCAGAATTTGTTAAACAAGTTAAAGATTTGCGGGAACAAATGGAAGGTTTCGCAAAACAAACCGAAACAGAGTTAACAGACTATCTAAATAATATTAACGATAAAATTTTAGAGGTCAACGAACGACTAAATTCGGCAACTGAAGGAGTTATAACAGAGGAAAACTTAGACGAGCACCTTATCAACTACGCTAAAAAAGATGAAGTTAATCAGCAGTTATCTAAGAAGGCAAACGAAGATGAATTTAAGACGCTTTCTGATGGTTTAGATGAATTAATACAAAACAAAGTTAATGAAGCTATAAAGAGTGCTACAGGCCAATTATCAGCACTTACAGAAGCCGAAGGTTTTGCTATTAGGTTAGATAATGTTGACTTATCTACTATGAGCAAAATTGATAAAACTGGTTTTTACTATCTTTACAACCCTACAAATTCTCCAGATCCCGATAATCAAAGTGGCTATGCTATCGTTATTGCGAGAAGTGACACATACAAAAAAGTATTGTTTATGCCTTACAACAGACACAGAATATACTCTCGTAATATGATGGGCGAAACTACAAGATGGGGTTCTTGGTATGACGCTACAAAAGGTGTAGTAATTCCCGGATCTAATCCAGTTGTTTAGGAGGTAAGTCATAATGAAGAAAAACTCAATAACTTATTCGTTAACCTTTTTAATGGTTTTAGGTTTCGGCGCTCTAATGTTTGAAAGAGGCTTCTTTTGGACGAGAGAACAAGAAACTATTATTAGAGACAGCGATTTTTATTTAGCACTACACCACGTTATGCCCATTTGGGTTTGGGGCGTACTTGCAATGGTGTTTAGTGCTTTTATAATTGTCGCACCTTTCTTTCTACCTACACAAAAGTTAAACAACATATTTAACTACCTTATTTGTATTGGGGGTTGGGGTAACGCTTGTTTTTACTTTTTAATGACATCAGCGAGTATGTTTCATGCTATTAATTGGCTTTCTCCTTTGCAATTTTCTACTTTCACTATGATTTGTGGAATTATGGGATTCTATGGAGGTGTGGAGATTGTCGGAAAAAGAAGATAAGTACGTATTACGTACTGAATGGATACAAAACACCGGTAAGATTTATGAAAAAATCAACGAAAACGACAGAAAGCACATCGAAGCATATAGTACGCTTGATAAAAGATTAGATAAACAAACAGTTTTACAAGAAAAACAGTTTGAATCACAAAAGCGATTAGAAAAGCACTTAGAGAAAATTAGTAATGTAATTGAAAAAGTTGGGGCGGAATTCACTGACGTAAAGTACACAGTTAAATCTCACGAAACACAATTAGAAAATATAAATAAGTCAATTTCTGATAAACAAAAAGGAAATTTTCAAGTTGTTATAGCTTTAATCGGTGGAGGAGCAACTATAATTGGGGCAGCAATTGGACTAGCACAATATATATTTTAAGTCGGCACTATTGTGTCGGCTTTTTATTTTGAAAATGAAAGTAGGTGTGTGAATGGCAATATTACCAAAAAGCGGAAAGCCTACTGCCTCTCAAGTTGTGAATTGGGCTAAATGGATGGCTAAGAACCATAAAGGGGTAGATATTGACGGAAGATATGGGTTCCAATGTTGGGATTTGCCTAACTATATATTCCAACGTTATTGGCATTTCAGAACGTGGGGCAATGCCAACGCTATGGCTAACCGTAGTCAATATCCAAATAGGTCATGGAAAATCTATAGAAATACATCTAGTTTCATTCCTAAGCCTGGGGATATAGCTGTATGGACTTATGGTTGGGCTGGACATACTGCAATAGTTGTTGGTCCTAGTGACAAATCACACTTTAAATGCGTGGATCAAAACTGGGTGGGATCAAACCAATGGAGTGGTTCGAGAGCAGCGTTTGTTAATCATAACTACAACGGTAATGGCGGAAACATTTATTTTGTTAGACCACCTTATAAAGCTGAGAAAAACCCTCCTAAACCAAGCGGTGGTTCTGACACTTCAAGCGCCACAACAACAGATAATAATAAAACAGTAACGATTAAGAAGAAACAAACACATATTAATTTCACTATAGATGATGGTGAACCAACTTATCCTGAATTTATCCCGCACGATATTGTTCAAGGTAAAGATAGAGGTCATAACCCTAAGAAAGTGACTATAAGAAACGCAAATACAATGTGTTCAGTTCTTGACCTATACTTTGATAGAGAAAAATATCTTACTGATAAAGAGTATCCTCACTATTTCGTAGATAGAAACCATATATGGCAGCCTAGATTAGAAATGTACGAAGTACCTAGTCACCCTAATAATATCGTTATTGAAGTGTGTCAAGATTTATCAGCAAGTAAAGATGATTTTATTGTCAACGAGATACACACAATGCTACAAGCAGTGTTCAGAATGAAATATCAAGGTATACCAGTTAAGCCATCTTCTATTGAAGTTGACACATCTAATATTTGGCGAAGCGTATACGAGCATGGAGATTGGGATATATCACTCAATGGATTGCCGCCTAAGAAAAACATAGACAAAACAATCAATGGATTACTATATCTATATAAAAACAGTAAGAAGTTACTTTCTGAAATTCCTAAAGATAAAGTTAAGACTAAAACTATTAAAGTTACAGTTCCAGCATCTAGTGTTAATAAGAATACAACTACAACAACAAACAAAAAAGGAAGCAAAGCGCCTACTGTGGTTGTTTCAAGAAGTGCTTATTCATTCAAGAGAGCGGTAGCTATCCAAATGACTAAATCCCCTCAAATAAACTACGGTAACGGGTGGTATGGTGCAAGTTACTCGGCAACACTTAACGCTATGAATTCGCTTAAGATTTGGAATAGTAAAACTCAAAAATATCAAATGCTTAATCTTGGTAAATATCAAGGTGTATCAGTTTCAGCACTTAATAAGATATTGCGCGGTAAAGGTTCTTTATCCGGTCAAGGTAAAGCAGTTGCTTATGCTTGTAAGAAGTATAACCTTAATGAAATATACTTAATTGCACATGCCTTCCTTGAGAGTGGTTATGGTACATCTTACTTCTCAAGTGGTCGTGCTGGTGTTTATAACTACTTCGGCATAGGCGCATATGACTACAACCCTAATTATGCAATTACTTACGCTAGAAATAGAGGGTGGACTACTCCCGCTAAAGGTATTATTGGTGGCGCTAAGTTTGTAAGACAAGGTTATATTAGCAAAGGTCAAAACACTTTATACCGTATGCGTTGGAACCCTCGTCATCCAGGTAATCATCAATATGCGACTGATGTACGTTGGGCACAAGTTCAAGCGACAACTATCAAAAATCTATATGACAAAATCGGTATAAAAGGTGTCTATTTCATTAGAGATAGATATAAATAGGGATAAGGCTGACAGCTCTTATCCCTAAATTTATTATTGGAGAGGTGTTTTTATGGAAACATACAAAACCGGTACAGTTAATACAATCATCAATGAAAATGGCGTTGATTTAGGCAGCATAAACGTTAATCTGTACACAATGGATAACAAGACATCTGTTATTGATATCCATATTAAGAAAAAGAACATTATTAATGAAAATCAAGAATACATCTCTGTGAATTTTAATCAGACGAAATTCGAACCTGTATTACATGTTTTTGCACAAGATGGTTCTATATTCACTAATGAGCCATTAGAAATAGTTAAAGCTGAAGAAGGCTTTGTAAGATATATTATCCCTGAATATATCACTAAACATGTAGGGCAAATGCAATGTAAATTATTCTTAGAAAATCCTGAAAATAACGATAGCACACATGTTGCTAACTTTTATTTTACTGTTAACGACAGCGGTATAACTAAAAGTGTAGGAAAAGAAATACGTGTGGAATTACTAGATGATATCGTAGAAAAAGTAATGAAAGACAATGTAGATATCTTCAAAGGACCTAAAGGAGATACTGGAGAACAAGGTCCAGCAGGACAAGACGGTAAAGATGGTAAAAATGGCATTAATGGTATCGATGGTATAAATGGTAATCCAGGTCCTCAAGGTCCACCAGGACGAGATGGAAAAGATGGAGTTGACGGACAAGATGGTTCAGACGGAAAGTCATTTGACTTTGAAAGTCTTACAGAAGAACAAAAAGCTGAAATTACACCTAAACTACCTGACTTTAGTAATTGGCAACAATATCAATTTACTAATAGTGACGGAACTAGAAAATGGCTTGGCACTTTGGCTCAACCTATAGAAACACTTGAACCTGGATTATATGAATGCTCTATACCAAGCGACTATAAATCTGTAAATGCCCCTGCTGATCCAAATGGTGCGGGGTATATTGCTGAAATAAATGTTACAAATGGGCAGAGTGGAAGAAAGCAAGTCATTCTTAACCAAAGTTATCATAACATGCTATGGTCAAAAACCATTCATACCAACAACAATGACAGAGGTTGGGTTTTATTAAACGGTGGTAATGAAAATAATCAAAAATATAAATTAACTGAAGAAAATGGTAAAAGTTTAACGGTTGATTTAAATAATGATATAAAAAACTACAAGACCTAGCACCAGGAATGTATTATTTAACTAATGTTCCTAAACTACCAATTGGAGTAAATAACGAAGGTAATGCTATATCGGTTCATAAAAACGAAAATAGTTTCTCACCTAAACGACAAATACTTTATATGCCATTCGATACTGGCGATATTTATATTGCAAACAATTATATGAATTTTACCGGTTGGAAAAAAGTAGGTGTTGCTATAGAAGATACTGGTTGGGTACCTTTGCCGTTATTAAACGGTGCTGAAGCATATGCATATAGCGATTCTTATTTACCAGTTTCTTATAGAGTTAGGAAAACAGGAGATAACAAAACAGTTCAAATTATAGGAAATATCAAAAAGTTATATACTGGTTCGGTTTTCGCTCAACTACCTTTAAATATAGCTCCTATTAAGAATGTTGAATTTAAATTAAACCAAAGAATAGGCACTAGCAATGCTGTAGCATATTTGGCAAGTGACGGAACAATGAAAGTCGTAGGTACTGTTGAAGCAGATAGCACTTATATGATTAATCTCACATACATGGTTTAGGAGGCATTTAGATGATACAAATTTTTAGAAAATCTGATGGGAAACCTTTCCTTATAGATGAAAGTAAAGAAGGTTACGACAAAGACTTATACACTGAAATTATGCCACCAAGTAGTTTGTATTGGCCGGTTAAATTTGACGGTGGCGAATGGGTTGGAACACCTTATGAAGAATGGAAAAGACAACAAGTAGAAGTCGAAACACCTAAGCAAGACACAGAAATTCATAAAGATCAAATTATAGCAGAATTATCTCTTGAATTAATCAGAACACAAGAAGAATTAAGCGATGTAAGAAAAGATATATCTGATTTAACTATACAATTGTTAGGAGGAACTACTAATGCATGATATCGGAGTTAAATATTATAAAATGGGATATTACACAAACGAACAGTTTGCTTTATTTGTTAAAAGAGGATTTGTAACGCCAGAAGAATATTTCGGATTAACTGGTGTTGAATACGATCCTGAAAAAGCACATGCATAAATAATCCGCCGGACTTCGTGTCCGGTCTTTTTATTGGAGGTAAAACATGTTAATAAATGTACTTAATTTAAATGACTCACAAGACGGCAATCGCATTAAACAAGGTGACTTATCGCACATGCGATACATCTTGTCTGACACTAACAACGATGATTTAAAACTAGATGGATTACCTGCAAAAGTTTTTCTCACTGACAGTACAGGTGTCAAATATATCTACGACACTACAGTTAGGCAATATGACAATGCCTATGTGTGCGATGTTGTAATCAATCAGATTATTCCTGCAAACACGTATTCATTAGAAATATGGGTGGATAACAAGTATGTATTCCCGTCTGACAATAAAGCGAAAATTCAAGTGACAGAGAGTGTGATTGGTAGACAATTAATCAACACACAAAACCATGATTTATGGCAAGAAATGATTGAATACGGTGTAAAAAACGGATTAATTAAGAATCAAACTGAAAGCGAAGAAAATTTTGTCATTGGAGAAAACGCACCGACTGACACAACTAAAATTTGGATTGACACTACTGGAGGTAATGAATAATGAAAGCTATACCTAAAATTTTCGACAAGGAAAAAGGGCAATGGATTGAACTAATGGCTAAACCTATCGCCGAAGAAGTAGTTAAGATAATGAAAGAGGATTGGTTATCTAATAAGAAAACAATTGACTATTGGTTATTACAATATACAGAGGGTGTAGTTGAGCCTATACAAGTTGCTATATTTACTGACGGCAATGAAGTCGATGAAATCTTAAAAAGTAACTTAGAATGGATGTTTAATGGTTATGTATCTAATCTAGAAAACAAAAAGCTCTTTAATTTACAAGATTTTATAAACTATTGTTACAGCACTAAAACAGAGTTGCCTAAACAGTTCAAAGTCAACGCTATTGTAAAATTCGATAGTTTAGACGAACCTATTAAATTACAAGAGATAGATAATATCACGACTAATCCTGATGTTTTAGACATATTAGATGAAACTTCTGAAGGATCTATAGAGGTTAAATATATCTATAATGATCATTCTATCGAAGATAAAAAGTTAATAAAAGAGAATAAATAAAATCGAGTCAACGCAATGCGTTGGCTTTTTAATTTATCTAAAAGGAGATATGAGTATGAAAACAGATGTAGGTTCAATTGTAAGAACAATCGTATTTATTTTAGCTTGGGTTAACCAATTTTTAGCTACTAAAAACATTTCGCTTATTCCAGTAGATGAAGTGACTATCAGCTCTATTATCACTGGCGCAGTGTCTTTATGGACTTGGTGGAAAAATAATAATTTCTCTCACGCAGCACAAAAAGGGCAACAAAAATTGCATGAAGTTAAAGCAGGTACAGACTCAACGGGTGCTGCGCCTAGAATGAATGGAGATGATTTCTAATGGTATCTGTTAGAACATACAAACAAGCTATAAGTTATCTAAAAAGTTTAGAGGGGAAAGCAGTAAATCCTGATGGTGCTTATGGATATCAATGTTTCGATGTAGCCAACCAATATTGGTTATACCTATTCGGTCATACTTTAAAAGGTGTAGGTGCTGCGGATATTCCAACATGGAACAATTTTACTGGTGAAGCTACTGTTTATGAAAATACATTATCATTCTTAGCTAAGCCCGGAGATGTTGTAATATTCAATAGAAATTATGGTGGGGGTTACGGTCACGTAGGTATCGTCATCTCTGCCACTTCTAACTCTATAACGATACTTGAGCAAAATTGGGTTGGTGGTGCTTATTGGACGCCTCCAGAAGTAACAACGAGACGCACACATGGTTACGACTTTCCTATGTGGTTTATTAGACCATTCTACGCTAAAGAAACGACTAAGAACAAAGTTAAAAGCAAAGCTAAACCAGTTAAGAAAGCGAAAACTAAGAAAGGTAAGAAAATCTTGCTTGTTGCAGGTCACGGTAAAGGTGCTTATTCAAATGATCCTGGTGCCGTAGCAAACGGATATAATGAACGTGACTTCAATAGAAAAGAAATCATACCTAGAATAAAGAAATATCTTGAGAGTGTAGGTAATAAAGTTGTTTTATACGGTGGCAAATCAATGAATCAAGACTTGTATCAAGATACGTTATATGGACAACGTGTAGGTAACTATTCAGATTATGGTTTATATTGGGTTAAAAAGAATGTTAAGCCTGATGTCATTGTAGAATTCCATTTAGACGCTGCAAGCCCTCAAGCAAGTGGTGGTCATGTCATTGTAAGTGACAGGTATCCTGCAGATGATATAGACAAAGCGTTATCTAGCGCACTAGGTAAGACGGTTGGTAAAATTAGAGGTGTAACACCTAGAAACGATTTATTAAATGCTAACGTTACAGGCCAACTCAATTTAAATTACAGATTGATTGAGTTAGGTTTTATCACTAGTAAAAAAGACATGGATTATATCACTAAGAACATCAACAGTTTTACTAAACGACTTGCAGAGGCTATCAACGGTAGACAAATCAATGCGCCTAAGAGTAAGCCGTCTAAAATTAAAACAACGTGGAACTGGGGAGGTAAATTCACTGCTAACAGTACTATTAAAGTACGTAAGTCACCTGGACTTAAAGGGATTGTAGTTGAAAGTGGTTCGTGGTTATACAAGGGGAATTATGTTCCTTTCGACCAAGTAATCAAAAAAGATGGGTACTGGTGGATTAGATTTAAATATGTTCAGCCAGGCTCAAGTAATAAACATTTCTATTGTGCCGTTTGTAAAATCACAGACAAACAGCAAAAAATTAAAAATGAAAAATACTGGGGTAAAATAGACTGGAAATGA